CCACTAAGATTAGGCCCGGACTTTGTAGGCATAAAGCCTTTTGATTGTTGGGAATGTTTAATCATGGTATAATTCCTTTGAATTTAATACAACTTTTATCATATTTCCACCTCTACTCGCCAAATTGATGAAATCCACCAATCGCTTTCACTACCAACTATATCACCTGTTGCTTGTATGCTTAAACCGCATACTTGCTCAGCTTCTACAGTAGGAGTGTTGTCAAAATCAGATTGGCTTAATGTAAAAACTGTATCATTAACTAAGTTACCAACTGATGAAACATCATAAACAGCAGTTGCGACAACATCTTCTACTTGATCTCCATCGTCTTGTTTTTCAACAGTAACTGTAACATCCTCAGATGAATGTCCAGCATCAGTTCTAATTAATATTTTACTCAAGGTCATTCTAAAAGGGGTTAGGAAACCTGCGGAGTGGTCATCCATAGTAGACTCTTCAGCCTCAGTCGCATCAGTTGCAAACCAAGGTATATAGTGTTTAGTTGTCCCTATATCATCTGCAAAATTATGCATGAATACACGATAATCGACAAATGAGTTTCTATATTCTAAGCTATTAACAGTTAACCTGCCATCAATATTTCTATTCTCGCCTGTGTTCATGTCTGAACGCCAGAGCAAGCCTTTTTCTTTTCTATATCTAGATAAAGAACCGTTTTTGTTAAAGAACAAAACTTCTTCGCCTTCTCTCATAGACTGCACAGAAGGTTGAAAATTTACTACACGTATTTTGTCTTGCTTCTTACCACTTAAATAACGACTTACCCTGTCCACTATACGCCTTTCCTGTGTAAAACCCTATATTCAATCGATATATCATTTATGTAAACTTTAGCGGATGTAGATGCACTGTCGAACTTGAAAGAAATCTTATTGCAAACTACAGGAGCAGAAGGTATAAGCTCTACTTTAGCCCAGTTGGAAGCACTTGAACCCACTGTTCCGCTAAGTGAATGGCTTGTTCCATCTTCTTCTAACAAATTAAATTTTCCTGTTAATGCAACATCTGACTTATAGGTTATGTGAACTGAATATACTTTTTTTACCTGAGCAGGGTCTCCAAAATCTATTGCTTTAGTTAGGAACTGAACTAAAGTTTTTGCCGCTACAGTTCTGTTTAACTGATATAAGTCTATAGAACTACCTGTATCGTGGCCTATTAAAGTTTGATTACTTTCTGTATCTACTGAATTAGTTAATCCGTCATTAGTGTCTAAAACAAAATCTTTTATAAAGGTAAAGTTTCCCTTCTTTAAATCGCACATGAAAGCATCACCATCATTATCTAAGCTTTTTATTACAAAGGCCATAGATTCCTGTTCATCATATATTATACCACTAAAAACGTCAACGTGAGAGCTCCAGTCAGCATCACTAATTTTGTTTTCTTTTAGATTTCTCATTGATGATCCATCGTATAAATATAAACCCTGTTTATTAGCCCATAATACACCATATTGAGTTCTTTTCACTGCTTCTGGATGTAACACACCCTGATACTTTTTACTGTCTTCTAAAAACCAATTACGGTCATCTCCTGATATGTTTATAATATCTAAACTTTTATTTTTATAAGCCAATAATCTATCTGCGTAAGCTTCTATAGCGACATAAACATCAGCATCTCCCTTAGCCGCTTCTATATAGTTATCAGATGGGAACGTATCGTATCTGTTTGGCATAGAATACATAATCCTATCAGGGTAAGACCTTAAGGTTGCATTTGATTTTGTCTCACCAGTTTCTTCGTCTTTCATCGTAACGTTACAAATAAAAACTCTATTATTAGCAACTACTGCATCCTTCCAATGCTCTCCTGAATCACCCAAAGCATTGCTAAATATACTAGAACTAAACCCGTTTATTACTTCATACGTAATAAAACCAAGTTCTTTAACGCTGAAATTTGCAGATGCTGTTGCACTCGGGCAACTATATGTCGAACTCCCAGCATCGTGCCAAGAAGTATAGTCATCAGAAAGTTTGATTCGAGCACCTCTTGTTAAATCTATGTCTAACAACATAACAAATTCAGAGTCATCACCTTTCTTTTTAATATATATCCTACCCCCTGATATTCTGGGGTCATAAGGGCCTTTAGCACCAATGTTTACCGACAATGATTTTAAATTGTTAGCTTCAGCAACAGTATGAGTATTTGTGTATTTAAAAGGAAGGGACTCTTGATTTCCATCATATATAAAAGTAGATGCTAATTCATATTCAGCCGCCTCTATAAAACCTTCTACGTCTGTTTCTGTTGCTATCGCTATTTCAAAGCCTGTACCAGCACTGTTTGGATAGGCAGACACCGCTCCGCTAGTTCCTGTTGTACTAGCAAGGTCATCTTCTGTTGGCCTTGCTAAATCGTTATCTTTAGCAAAGTAATTCATGTAAACATTGTCATCGGTAGAAGTGCTAGCACCTTCAAAATGCCTTCTTTGTATCCAGCCATACCATTTAATTTTGCAGTCATTTTTATCTGCCGTATCACAACACCTGATAGATTCTTCTACTTTATAATACTTAACTTTAGATGCAATGCTAGTAGCATCAGCCCTAAGGACAATTCCGTTTGCATCATGCGTGTAGCTATTTGCATTGGTAGAAAAAATATCAATGTTATGAGCCGCTGGGTCTGCCAGTAAAATAACTTGATCTCCTAAAGATACACCCTTTAAAGTCGCTTTCCAAAAGTCTTGAGGTGGGTTTTCAATGTTCACACCTATGGCCCTATCAAACACCAGATTGCTTCCATTCGTATCTACAACACGATAAATTCCTTGCCCTGATTGGTCAAACCCATCTGCGGAAAAACCAGTAGCGGTCAGTTGTATTACAGTGCCTATTGAAAAGGAAGAAGTTAAGTCTTGTTGAGCCCCACTTCTTTTATATTCTATTTCTGTAAAAACTCCATTATTTAGTCTAGCAATAAAACCACTAGCAGAACCTTCATTATCATCATCTCCAGTTACGGAGCCTTCTTCAGAAATAGTAACTTGATCTCGGACGTGATCTGTTTCAAAGTAACCCAACCCATACCCGGGTTGAACTGTAGTTATTTCATCGTTGTTATAAGCACTAACTTTATTGTTGCTAGAATCTGTCATGGTATATGCTGGTTGCATACCACCATATACATTAAACATAAGATTCTGCCCTACCGATACCTCATTGTCATTTATATCAGCAACGTCTTTTACTGTATTTAAACCACCGCTAAAATCATTTAGCTTATAAAGCCTTTTAGGCATTACTTACCTTTAAATACACCTTCTAACATATCTGTCATCACATCAACTAATTTCTCAAAAAGCTCTTGCTCTTTTTCTTCGTTGATCCAAGGTATGTTTACCCTTTCGTTTATTTTTGTAGCTAAATTTTTTGTAAACTCATCAGATGCTAAATGCTTTAGTGCTTCTTCCTGCATTTTATCTGCTTGTTCTTCCGCTAATTTTACTAGCATTGCTTTCATGTTCATTTAACTTTCCTTTATTTTCTTGGTTTTTAAATACAGATAGTATATCTGCACTGAAAACATTATACACATAAGAACACCAGACAATAAATCTGTCCAGTATACAACCCCTAAGCTTGTGCTTAGTCCTGTTACTTTTAAGCTATCCATTAATGCTTCCCATTTATTCTACTTAGTGAACCTTTTATCTCAGACACTTGATTGTCTAAGTCATTTATCTCTTTTGTAAGAGCATCAAATTTCCTATCTAGCTTATCATCACTGGCATTCCATCTCGTAATAAGTTTGATAATCATACCCTCTGTATTTTCCAAGGTCTCTGACTGGCCCTTGTTTTCTACCTTTAGGTTTTCAAGAGTTTCTTGTTGCTGTGCTGATTTATTACTAAGTGATACGACTAAATATACAAACATTGCACCTACAACGCCTATCATTCCCGCTTCACCATATAATTGTAAAAAATCCACCCTTACCCCTTAACACATTTTAAAAATTGTTCTATAATTCTTTTAATGTTTTTTTGATTACCTTGGTTTCTCGCTAGCAATACAAGAGTTTTTTCCCTGATTAATGCCTCTTGTACTTCGCTCATTTCTTCTTACGCTTTCCCCAACTTAATGGATTTATATTAAATTCTTTTTCGT